GAAAAGCATTAAGAGCGGAACCTGTTTTTGGGTTAAATGAATTGGGGTTAATATGGCATAAGACTGGATTACCAAAAACCGAAGATGACATGATGGATTTTGATCCGGTAACACAAAAATCCCATGGTAAATCACCAAATAGGGTTGATGCTTCAGTTTATGTTCTTACCGAGTTATCTGGTGTAACATCAGATCTTGGATCATTATTAGAAATGGCAATAGGTGAATGATATGGCTTGGCCTTGGAATAAAAAGAAAGCAGAAGTTAGTAAGATTCAACAAAATTCAAATAAAAAGCAATTAAAACCTAATGCCATAGAGAGTTGGCGCGATATAGTTGGCCGAGCATTTTCAGGAAGCAATTACACTGGCGATACTCTTCATAGTATTGCGACCGATTATGGTTATCCAGATGAATTAGAATTTAGTAATTATTGGAATATGTACCGCAGATTCGGTATAGCCAAGAGCGTTATTGAGCTGCCAGTTGATACAACATGGAAAACACCACCAAAAATTGAAGGTTCCGAAGAATTAATGAGAGATATTGAAATCCTCATTAAAAAATTCAAGATATGGCAGCGCGCTAAAGGTTTAGATACAAGGCAGCGTGTTGGTCGTTATGCCGGCATGTATATGCGAGTACGCGACAATATGATGCCGGATAAACCATTAACAACAGGCTTAAATGGCTTGGCTTCATTAGTTGAAATGATGCCGTTATATGAATCACAGTTAAAAATAACGCAAACAGATGAAGATGTGTTATCTGATACTTATGGCCAGCCTATTTTGTATCAATACAGCGGAAATGTTGAAGGCGATAGAAATGAAAATACAAATAATGTAATTACAATTCATGCTTCTCGCATTATTCCCGCTGCCGAAGGTGCCGATTCTGGTTGGATATATGGCATTCCTGCTCTTGAGGCTGTTTATAATTCATTGATGGATTTAAGAAAAATTGCTGGTGCTGGTGGCGAAGGGTTTTATAAGAATGCCGCTCAAAGCATTGTGTTTGAATTAAAAGATGCAGCAAGCGCAACTCAAAATGCGACATTATTAGGCAAGTTTAATGATATGGCTGATAATTTCCTAAGAAATAGATTTAGACGTTCTCTTTGGACTCCAGGCTTAGAAGCAAAAGTATTAGAGTCAACATTAACCAATCCAAAAGAATTTTTCATGAATTCATTGGCTGATGTAGCTGCAGGAACAACGCCACCAATACCATCAACTGTATTAATTGGGCAACAAACAGGTGAGCGTGCGAGCACAGAAGATTCTAAAACATTTTTATCTGGCGTTCAGTCTCGCAGAGAAAACTTTGGAACAGAATTAGTTTCAGGTCTAATCGATTGGATGATGCTTTATGGAATCCTTAAAACAGAAGAATATGAAGTTGAATGGGATGATTTATTAGCTAGATCTGATGTTGAGAAAATGACAAGCGCAAAAGATATGGCTGAAACCAACAACAAACAGTTTTTATCTGGGCAAAGCGTACCATTCTCTCCTGAAGAAATTCGTGAAGCTGCTGGCTTTGATCCTGAAGAAATTATTGAGCCAGGCGGCGAAGAAATTGATGAAGATGCCGATATTGTTGAATGAAAACCAAAGCAGATCCAACAGGCCAAGCCAAAAATAGAAAAAAAGGCACCTTAACTCTCGATCGCCGATTAATTAAGTCAGAAAGAGAAGTTAAGGCATTATTTCGTGCGATTCCAAAAAAGCGCAAAACAAAAGCCACAATTACCAATGAATTGCTGATTAATGCAAATACAGTCTATTATGAATATGAAATAACCGAGCAAGAGCTTTCTCAGCTGGGAAATTCCATTGAATTTATGCTGAATAATGAGTTATTAGAAACTCAGACAGGCACCATGCCGATTAATTGGTATTGGAAAGATAATATCGAGCAGCCATATCGCCAAGGAACCGCTGAAGAATTAGTTAGTTATAACCAATTGATTTCTGCAGCTGCAATTGCCGGTGTATTGGTTAAGGGATTGCCACCAAGACCGGTGCCAATTGAACAAGTATTATTATCTGAGCCATATAGAGAAGCATTGAATAAAACTTATGTGACTAACTTTGAAAGCGTTAAAACATTAAGCCAGCGCACATCATCACAAGTAATGCAGCAAATTAATGCTGGAATCGATGCTGGTGATACACCAACAGTTATTTCCAAGAATATAAGTGAGCGATTTGATGTTGCCCGGTCAAGTGCAAAGCGGATTGCAGATACTGAGATAAATAAGGCCTATAATAATTCAAAGCTTCGGGCTAATGATATTGCTGCGACTGAAACAGGGCTCAGATCTGGTGTAATTCATATATCTGCATTGACACCAACAACCAGAAATTCACATGCTGCCAGGCATGGGAATGCTTACACAACAATTGATCAGCTGCAATGGTGGGATTCAGGAAGTAATCGAATTAATTGCAAATGCTCAACAATTTCTGTATTAATTGATTCATCTGGCAAAGTAGTTCAAACTGAAACACAAGAAAAGATAAAAGCCGAAAAAGCATTTTTTGATTGAAGGTTGATTTATAATTAATTCTAGTTATTATTACGTTAATTACTGCGCTAAGTGCTGTCGGGACACTGAACGCAACAAAACAAGGTAAATGACAGCCAATGAAGCGTAAATTGATCCATTGCACCACTAAAGTTAATCGTGACGGAATAAAGCGGGAAACAATTGATGGTGTTGAGCATGTAATAATTTCCTCATTCACTCTTCCTAATAACATTGTTATGAATGGCGGGTTATATCCTTCTGAAGAAATTGATAAAAGTTTCCATACTTTAGAACGCACATTAGCTCCTGTTGAGCATCCACAAGATTCAGATGGTAATTATATTTCAGCTTCTGATCCTGTTGCTATCCACAATTATCATGCTGGCGCATTTAATACTAATGTTGAAAAAGATGGTGATCGCATTCGCATCGATAAATTTATTAATGTTCAGGAAGCAATTAAGACAGAGCGCGGCAAAAGATTGCTTGATCGTATTAACGAATTAGAAACAAATGAAAATCCACGACCAATTCACACTTCTGTTGGTGTTTTCCTGCTTCCTGAAATGCTTGATGCACCTCAAACCAATGCAGAAGGTCAAAAATATTCATGGATTGCCCGTGAAATGGTTTTTGATCATGATGCAATTTTACTTGATTCAGTAGGAGCAGCCCAGCCACATCAAGGCGTTGGAATGGGTGTAAATGCTGAAGGTGATGAATTTGAAGTTGAAAATTTTATACTTAACAACAATGAAAAGGGATATTTAGCCCGATTAACCGATAATGCTGAAGATCAATCAATGCGTGAAAGACATGATGCAGTTGATGAAGCATTACGCGGTGTTGGATTAAATGTAACTTGGATTGAAGAACTGTATGAGGATAGTGTTATATTCTCAGCAGGCGAAGAATTGTTCACGGTTCCATATAGTGTTGATGCTAATGGTATTGTGACAATAGTAGGCATTCCCCTCCCTGTGGAGAGAAATGTTTCATTTATTCCTAAAACTAACTCACAAAAAGGTGAAGCTATGAAAGATTTAATTTTAAAAGCTTTAGCGGCAGCTGGCATTGAAGTCAATGAAGAAATGACTGAAGATGAGCTGTTTGCAAAGTACAATGAATTTCTTGCAGCTAACCAACAAACCGGTGATGACCTCGGTGAAGGTAACAACGAAGCAGACCTTGCTAAAGTTGTCGCTAATGCACTTGAGCCAATCACTGAAAAGTTGGATGGCTTGCAGATGCAATTAAACGCACAAGCAGATACGGATAAAGCGAAAGCAATTGAAATTATTGTTAATAGCGGTAAATATCCAGGCTTAGACACTGAAAGTGCAAATTTACTGGGTTTGGAAAAACTTAAAGAAATGGCCACAAATTGTGGTGCATCTTTTGGTGTTTCTCCAATGGTCAATCACGGCAATGACGATGATACGTTTAAAGTATCTTCTGATATGCCAGAATAAGGGGAATAACCATGTCTACTAAAGGTAAGCGCGTTATTTATGTAGGTCCTGCTGGTGGTTCAAATTGCAAGCCTTTGAATATTGAAGGTATTGCGGTTTCTGCTATGTTGCCAGGAACTTTTCTTAATCAAACAACATTCGGTTTAGCCGTTAATGATATTGCTGCAATCATTTTCGGTGAACAA